ACAGTTTTTGTAACTGCTTGTGCCGCTGCGGTAGATTTTCCCTGAAGAGTTCGGACAATATTCTCTTGTTCTGCTCGATTAGCCTGATATGCCGCAAGCGTTTTAGTATCACGAGTAATTTGCCCTTTTATCGCGGGAGTACGCTGATCTTCTGGAATGGCTCGATTTGCATCAAGACGAGACTGGATAGGAGCGATTTTATCATTCCAGACCTTAATCTGCTTTTGAGCATTTGTGAGCTTAGTCTTTTCATCCTTGGTAAGAGCAGAAACAAGACTGGATGATTTACCAGTTTTAGTCTTGTTGTCTTTAGGAGTGAATGGAGCAACGACAGCAGCACTTAGGCCGGCAAGACGTGTGAGTTGAGCTTCAGCAGCGGCAAATCCTTCAGTATTCAGTATCGGATTGATATTGAATGTGCCTTGTGATTGTAAAGCCTTTAGTGAAGCCTGGATTTGCTCTATAACGGTCAATGCGCCACCAGCACCAGTGGCATTGCCTCTGATGTTAACTGTAAGAGCCTTACTTTTTGCATCACCAAATGCTTTCTTCCATTCTCGGATAACGGCTGGAGTGACATTGGTGAGTTTTGCCGGCTGAGATGCGGCAGTTGATTTAGAAGTAGGGGTAGCTGCAATTTTTGATTGAGCCTTTGCAGCCTTTGCTTGTTGTGCGGCTGTTTCCTTTTCAAGTTTTTCTGCAACAGCAAGTTCAGCTTTACACTGCTGAATACGCTGCTGATACATTCTTTTTTGAGCCTCTAAGTTTGTAAGTCTCTCTTGGTAAATTGCCTGCTGTTGAGCTGTGGCTTTTGCTAATCCATTTTTGTTCATCTGGATTAGACCATCACGACCTCTTACAACGCTGCCATTTTTATTTTTTTTAGGTGTACCTAAGAGTTTATCTAACTCTTTGTTATACGCCTCAATATCCTTCTTTATGGCTGCAACTGATCTGGTTCCACCAAGAGCAGAACCAATACCTTTTTGAGCTACTTTTGTACCAGCAGTGTTTCCTGAAAGAGCCTGGAATATTGCTGTGTGCATTTCGGCGGCGGCACTACGGACTTGTGTCACCATAGCTCGCAACTGATTATTAAAAGCACCTACATCAATTTTCGGTGCAAATGTCATTTGCGAGTTTTGTTTGAGCTGATATACCGACTGGCTAACCTGAGTGATCGCAGTTTTAAGCGTATTCATTGGGCCTTCAAATTCCTTTGCGATATTCGCAATAGATTGAAGCCCCTCGGCCGCCTTGGTTACATCAGCAATAATGTCATACCTGACGATGTAATCTTTATAATCTGCCATTGGTAGTAATGCTTAATGATTTGCTACCTATTAATAGTCAAAGAGAAGCCCCAAGTCGTTTTACTGACCTGGGGCGAGTAGTTTATTTGATACGCTTAAACCTACAATATCTTAATTTATGTCATGTGAGACTTCTTCCGAAAGGAATCCGCTATAATTGACCGGACCAATTTCCAGTTTCATAGAGATTGAATCATTTTCCAGAATCTCATCATTTTCTAAGAATGTTACAACACGGCCATTAATCTGATTTTGACCTTGTTTATTTCTCATTACAGAGTCAAGAATGGTATTGATAGAGTCTGTTATGATTGCGATAGAGGTTGCACTAATGTTGTGGGTGCCTGGAATGTAAATGTGATTGCTGTTGACATACGGGATAAGTGCCGTACACATTGCTCTACGGCATTTGTGCATTACCCGGTTATTGGCTATTGTGCTGAAGTCACCTTCGCATAAAGTTTGATCACTACTGAGGAAATACGAAGCCTCCAGCCCCTCATAATCTATTGGAATGATGTAGCCTCTGGATGATATGGTATTGGCCCATACTCGGTGTACGCTATCCATCGGAGTGCCGGTACTACCCACTCCCCATTCCGGATTATTAAAGCCCTCGTTTTTGTTCAAATCACACTTTTCAATAGATGCAATACTTTCTTCGGCGCCACATAAAGCAAGACAAGCCATAATCAATCCCAGTGATGAAACTGGGGCCTGAAGAGGATTGTTGCTTTGCATTTGATGGACTTCCTGAGAGCCATTTTGAACAAGAGCAATAGATACTTTCGGACAATTCAATTCAATAGCGTTGGGAAGTTGTTTATAGCGGATTTGATCGCCACCTATATAATTGGTATTGCCACAAAGCACAATATGAAGAGGCACCATAGTATGAGTTGAGACACCGATTTTTCCATTAATCTCATTAGCTTGGGCCTGAAGATCTGTTATAAGTGATGTAAAGCCCATTGTGCCATCAGACTTCTTATTCCATACTGGCTGGGAAGTCCACACTCCAATATGAAATATCCGGCCACTGGTCTGTTGCTGCATATATTGAAGTACATCCCAGTCCTTAGAACAATCTGCTATTGCTACATACACAGTCTGATTATCTCCAATAAAATCAAAAAATTGAGCGAGATGATAATAGAGAAGGTTATTCAGAAAGCCATCATTCTTAATGCCTAATAGAAGTGCATCATCCATATTTTTAACACATTGTATCTGTCCGTCCTTGAAATTATGATATAGTAATGGGAAACCGTCAAATGGTTTGTCAAAACCACTTGTATCGAACAAGAAGGCTCCTACGCTTTCATCAGTAGGAATATTGAAAGTTAAGTCTGGAGTCTGCTTGACCCCAGTATTTATATAACTGAGTTGTGCCATATTGACTTTTTATAATAATAGTCCAAAAACAAGAATAGGAGCCGTAAAGCCCCTATCTTGAATCATTTTGCACCCCCTGTTAACATACCTACCATATTGGCCTGCTGAACTACGAACATTTGAGAATGCACCCAGTAGGCATTTTCTGACCAAAAGGCAAACTCATCATCTGTCATTTCATTGAGGTCCAAATGAGGATAGTAGTATGTCATCAGTGCAAGGCGTTGTCTATACACATCCTCTTTGCCTATTCGACAACGCTCTATTTTTTTACCATGTCGGCGTTGCGGGAGTCGATGATCTGCGAAAGCTGACCCATAGTTCCGTAGAGGAAGAGCTCATCATCGTCAACAAGTTCACGGTCGCCGGCGAGGAATACGTTGGTTGCAAGCATCTTGTTGGCCTGAACCACGTCCTTCTGAACGAAGTTCATATATTGGCTGAAGTGCATGAGGCTGGGGCGGCGCAGATAACCGATATACAGCGGCTTTTCATCGCCTTCTTCGCCTTCGACGATGACGATGAAGATCTTGCGGAGCTTGTGCTCGGCCTTCAGAGCTTCGGCCTTCTTGACGATTTCTTCACGGATTTCGAGTGGAACGTTCACGTTACCGGCCAGTTCGATTGCGGGCGCAGCCTGAGACTCAGCTACAGCTTCTGCATTTTTCTTTTCTTTTGCCATTGTGTAGTTTATTTGGTTTTAATGTTAAAAATCAGTTTGACGTTTTTGGCGTCGTCAATATATAATAGTAAACCTTGAAAAAAATATGAGAGAGCGGCCATTTCTGACCACTCTCTCCAACTGAAGTATAACAAGAAAACCGATTAGGCTCCACCGTAGAGCTCGTGTGACCAGCTCATGTTTGCGTTGCTCTGTACTTTGCCGGTGTAGATACGATGCGGATGGAGATCGAACTCTCTTGTGATAGAGGTATCGTCCTGATTTGCATCCATACCACCTTCGGCCAGAATACAGCCTGCGAGGGTGACGGTTTCGGTAGTGACGTTTGCGGCTACGTCGTTTACCCACGAGATGATGAGGTTGAACTCACCAAGACCCAGAAGTGTGCCGTCCGTTGAGCGGTCGCGGAGGTCAACCTGAGTGCCATAAGGCAGTGTGATACTTGCCTCATAGGTCACGTTACCGAAACCACGCTTACGGGGTTGGCCACCAAGTCCGTAGATAGACTCGATCTTACGTTTAGTGTCCCACTTGATAGCGGTACAATCAACGAAAATCGGGTTCTGAGCACTCTCGCCATCGAGGTTGGTCTGAAGTTGAATCATCGACCAACTGTATGCTACATTATTGATTGTTGCTGCCATTGTTGTATTATATTATTTGATTAAACATTGGCTTTAGATGGAGTTGGAGAAGCCCTCAGTGACCTTGATCTCACCGGTTACACCCAGCGGAACGAGGCTATAGTGAATATCTATAGCGTCGGTGTCAAGCACGTTCTGATCGGGATCAATCGTGCAAGTACGTCCACTTACCTGGGGTTTTGCGGTGCCGGGTTCGACCATATTCTTATCCAAAGCCTCGATAACGATGTTCTGGAACTCTGCTACGACAGAAGCCGAAAGTTTGCCGGAAGTGATGTCAACTTCAACATTGGAGTTGACGCGGGGAAGAAGCGCCCTACGAACTACGCGACGGCTCTTGTGCATTACTCGACAACGAGCAAGGGAACGATAGTCACCGGTGCTGAGAGTCTGGTCGCTGCTGAAGAAGATGCTATTTTCAAGACCATCGTAGTTCACCAGGAACACATAGCCATTCTTGTGAAGGTATGCGTTACGCTTGGTATAACCAAGAGTCTTGATATTGGTGAAGGAAGATTCAGCAGCATAGGTCTTGTTCTCTGCGTCCTCGACGAGATTGCCGAAACCAAGCTCTGCATCCTGCATCACAGCAGCGAGATTGAAGCTGGCGACGTGTGCGATACTTTCATTGGCCGGAGCGACTGCAAGACAACCGAGAGCTGCACCTACACATCCTACGGGAACATAAGATACAGTGTCAGCAACGTGGTTGACAGCATACATAAGCTCATGGACGGTATCGGTGGGTGCCTGGCCCAGAAGAGCTGTTACCTTGGGCATATCCAGACCGCTCAGATCAGGAAGTTTCTTGATGTCGATTACAGCCTCATTGAGAATGGGTGCTGAAAGCAGCATATTGAGAGGAGCATTGCCCTCATAGTTGGTAATACCAACCTTGCCGCCCAGAACTTCTGCAACAGTTTCGAGCTTCGCACAGACATTACCGGCCTCTACGGAATAGGAGCCATCCTTATTCTTCTTGGCAATCGGCTTGCCAGTCCAGACACCGATCTGATAGATAATGCCGCCGGATGCAAGCTGCATCAGTTCAACGGCCTCAAAATCGGGATCCTCATCGCTGTTCATAAATGAGACAAAAATGCGCTGAGTGCCGCCGGCCAGACTGAAGAAGCTGTCAAGATGATATTTTGCAATACCAGCAAGAACAGTATCGTCGATACCGGCCTCAGCTACATCCTTAGTGGTATTGAGCTCCACGACATTGCCGTTGGCAAAGGTTTGAGCAGCGAGTGTGTCTTCACCCAGAGCCTTGTCAAGACCTCCTACGATACTGGTATCGAAGATGAGGCCGACAACATTCTCAGTGCTAAGAAACACGTTGCTATTACGCTTGCCGTCAATGTCAGTGGTAAAAACTCCACCTAAATTTGTATTCGTAGCCATTATGAATTATTTTTTATTGTTGAAAAATTTGTTTTTGAGAAGTTTTGCGCCTTTCAGCAGATACTGGGGTGCGCCTTCGGGATGCACAAATCCCTTCGGGGTAATCCAGATTTTTTCATACTGAGGATAGAGACGCATCAGCTCTGCATCACGAGAAGAAATCTCTTCAACCGGTTCGCTCTCTGTCGAAGCCTTTTTGGTTTTAGCCGGCTTCTTGGCTTCAGGAGCTTCTTCGATCTCTTCGATTTCATTTGACGGCTGTGTTTCCTGCTCTGGAGTGGGTTCTGAGGGGGCTGCCTCTTCTCCGACCTGAACATCAACCACAACTGCATCTTCGGCTTTCGCTGTTTCGTTTTTTTTGTTTTTAGCCATAGTTGTGAAAGATTTGAGTAAGGCGGCTGTTACACCGCCTTACAGAGTTGTGATTGATTACGCGGCGGTATATTTGAACGGAATATGAGCCGTGATTTCCGACGGGCGAACGATATTGACATCCATTTTGAGAAGAGCCTTGAAGAAGTAAAGCTCAGAGTTGTTCTGGAGCTTGTCGACCTGAAGGACATTCTCATCGTTGACGTAATCGACACCCATCCAGAGGTTCGAGTCAACGCCGGTGGTGAATACGCCCATGAAGATTGTATCGTTGGGAAGAGCAACCATAGGAATGATGCGCTTGCCCTGGAAACGATGCTCGTTCTCCTTGCGGTTGTCGTTGTATTTCATGGTTTTTGCCGAGAGATACTTGTTATAAGCGTCCCAAGACTTGTAGTCCATGAGGATGACGAGACCGGCCTTCTTGCGGATCTTGGGTGCAGTGGCTTCCCACATTGAGTAGAGTTCATTCTCTACAGCTTCACCATCAGCAAATGTGCCGGTACCGGCGATGTTGACCTGACCGCACTTTGCATCTTCAGAAGTAGCGGAGGCTGCGGCGTTCATGAGTACACGGGCGATAGCTCCGTTAAAATACTTCATGGGACCAGCCTCTGCATCACCACCGATTTCGGTTGCACCGGCTGCAACAGAGTCGTCGCTGCTTGAAATCTTTGCGTGCTCTGTGGGAGTAGCCGAACACCAGATTGCCTGGTTGATATATTCCTGCTCCTGCTCCATAAGCAGACGAATCATAGTCGCCTGAACCTTGGGATCGAGTTCGCGGAACACCAGATTGCCGGTGGGCTGGAACGGTTTGTAATACTGCTCGAAGTCGCGGGGGTTGAACTCCAGATAGATCATAAAATCTTCCGGTGTCAGATAGCGCTCTGCAAATTCGTATTCGCCCACACTTGAAACAGGTGTTGCGACGTGATCCTGGATAATCTTCCCGAGGCGAACATGCGGAAGAGCATACTTTTTCTGAATACCCGACTTGACATGAATAAGACCCTCCTTGTAGGTCTCATTCTCCTGGGCGACAAGGGTCAGAAGATCACCAAGGACTTCACCAGTATAGTTACTCTGACCCGCGTTAAAGTTAAATACTGCCATTGTTAATTGTGAATTAAATATTAATGATTGATTTGCTGGCGATTAGTCGAGGGTCTTGAACTTGAAGTCTTTTCCCACAACATCTTCGACCTTGGCCTGAACTTTCTGCTCTTCAGTCTGGAGGCCGTCTTTGGCGGTGTCCTGATTGGCCCGAGAGATGATCTGACCGAGATTGTCACGAGCCGGAATTTTGGCGAGGATGCGTTCTGCAAGTGCAAAATCGCTCTGAGCCATCTTGACGTAATCTTCGCGGTCATCCTTGCTGATTTTGCAATCCTTGATTGCCTTGTCAACGAGGGCGTTGATCTTGTTCTCCTGAGCCTTGGCCTCAGCTTCCTGATAGACCTTCAGAGCGTCCTTCGCCTTTGTGAGATCGGCGGTCAGATTGCTGATTGAAGTCTTGGCGCCGGTAAGCTCTGCATTTGCAGTAGCCAACTGTGCTGTTTTCTCATCAAGAGCTTTCTGGATAGCTTCGGTCTTATCAGCTTTAGCTTTGAGCTCATTGATCTTCGCCGAAATACTCTCGACGGTAGCCTTCTCTCCAGTCAGTCCGAAAAGAGCGGCAAATACTGTGATTTCAGTTTTATCCATTGTATTTAAATTTGATGTGATATTCTGTTCGTTAATAGTCGTTGAAGGAAGTGTAGGTGCCACCAATCCATAAATCGCCTTGATTTGTCCGATGTCTTTGGTGTTTTTCAAAGCTGCCTGAATCTGATCCTTGACAGCTTTAGGGGTTTCAATGATGTGTTCTGCATCGACAAAGCCTTTTTCAAGAGCCTGAGCAGCTGTGAGAAATGTTCCATCTTCCCCCTCTTGGCCATTCATTATGTTTTCAACCTCTTCTTCGGAAAGGCCAAAACGCTTGACATAGATGGTTTTAAGCTGCTGAGTGAAGGCTTCGGTGGCTTGGTTGTATTGCTTCTCTCCGTTTGCATCACAGAATGGATTGTGAATCATCAGAAGAGCATAATCTTTCATAAAAAGCTCATCGCCAGCGGCCCAGATGATAGATCCCATTGAAGCTGCCAGAGCGTCGTTGATACACTCTGTGCGAATTTTACAATCCATGATTTTTGAGAATACGCTCATTCCCTCGATGACACTGCCACCGACAGAGTTGATATGGATGCGTATTACGCTGGGATTTACATAATTGACGAGATAATCAAATTCCCAGAGAAATTCTTGAACACTCCAGTAATCGACATCAGTGTAGTAGCAAATATCGGCAGGAGCACCAGCGCAATAAGCTCCTTTGATAAACTTAAATTCTTTATTTTTTGCCATTGTTGCTCGATTTTCTTAGTAATAGTGAGCAACAAAAAAGCCCCTGCGGTTGACAGGGGCTAAAATTCAATATTACAGTATTTTATGTTTCATTTTGGTGAGGTATGTAATCAGTGGCTTCATCATAAGTTCTGGGATGATCCAAATTGTTATGCCCATCTGGATTAACACCTTCGATAGTTGGGTCTTGGTCAGCATGATTGGTAAATGGAGGGCAAACAAATTTTTTATAAATCTTGTTACGAGTAGTCCAAATATTCCTTTGCTTAAACCATATTTCATAGGTCATCCAGCAAGGTTGTAATCCGTGATCGAAACTCTCCATTGGATCTACATATTCCAACTGACAGCGTTCTTGCAGACATTCGTACTTGCTAATACTTTCCTGAATAGTCTGATGAATACGCTCTGCCACATAATACACTCCCATATCATGCCCATCCTCATGGACGTTCAAGCTGTTCAGGATGAAACGTATTCTTAACTCTGCTCGCCCTTCATTAATTCGAGATTGTTGGACTAAGTATCTCCAATTAATGAAGTGAACAAATGCAGCTGGGAACCCCAATGTCTCTTCTTTATTACCACTGGGGGAAATGATACGCTCGTATTGGCCATCATCTATTTGAACCGTTCTGAATATTTTAGGACTATTTGGAACCCCGTATTCCCAGGTTACTGAGCGAAGAATCTCTTTCATAGCCTTCAATACATCCATAGGCCCATTAGATTCAACCTGAAGAGGCTTTTCTTGCGGCTCTTGGGGTTTATCTATGGGCGGTGCAACGGCACTGGTTTTATTGCCACTTATGACTTTATTATTTTTCTTATCTATGATCATCGTTCAGTCTTTATTGATAATAGCTTAGGTTTTCTTGACAAGGAACACACTATCAAAGAGGTATAATTTCATCATCTTCCTCATAAAGCTGTCAGTAAATGGATTCAAGTAAGAAGAATGACCCATAAACTGTCTCTTGATATATGATTTTGGCTTATGGCCATTCCACGCACTTCCGTATGTACCCTTTCCCTCATTATGATATCCGGCATAGCATATACTATGTTTTTTATGATGAGCAGAGTTGGCCGGTACGACATCAGTATATATTCTTGTTTTGGCAGTTCCAGCATTTTCATCCATTTTGAGAGAGTTGTATAAATCACCATACTCTTTCAAAATTCGATTACCAGTACCTCTACTGGCACGTTTCTTTAGCGTATATGCTGATAATGGAGTCCATCTACGAGAACGGTTGCTATAAAATTGTTGATATTTGAAAGAGTTTTGAAACACCTTCATCGCTCTTCGACCAACTACTACACGGAAATTTTCTGACTGAACACGAAGTGCATAGAGGCTTATCTGAATTTGACGGATCCATTGTTTTGTGCCGTGAAGTATTGTAACGGAGCTTCCAGAGCCCCTTTTGCCTTGGCTTATATCAGAACCCCAACGTCCACTGGATGAGCCTTTGCGCACAACTCCTTTAGAGTCAAGATAGCTAGCACGACCCCAGTTATAGTTTGGATTGGAGCCACCTTTAAGTGACATAGGCTTGGCCCAAGAAGCCAAATGGCCTTGTCGAGTGGTGAACTTTGCTCCAGAACTGAAGTATTTGCTATATTGTTTAGGAAAAGCAGCACGACCCTTTGCAGTACCACCATTTTGACTACGAAGCCATTGTTGATACTGTCGCTCTCTATGAGAACCAAGACGTTGCCCCTCATAGAAATGTTTGCCAAATTGGGTTTTGACTTTACTGGGGTCAAACTTCTGCCGAGACATAATATTTCTCTCTAAGTCTGGAAACAAAGCCCATAAGCATTTCCGTATCTTTTTCTTTTACTGAGAAATAACTATGGGTTGGCCCAAAAATCCTACCACATTTAGCCAAAGATTCACTATACACGCTATTCAGCTGTTTAGGTTTTACAAGGTCTTTAGCAGAACCTTTGATTTGGCTTAGTTTAGCGTCTGCACGAGGTACTTCCAATATCTCCAAGAAACAACGACAGTTATACTCAATGGGTGGAATCATCCAGGATGGGAACTCATCTCTGGGAGCTGCATATCCTTGTAATGCCATGTGCCAGGGTCTAACTTTTGTATCGTTTTGAGTCCAATACACAGCATAGTCCGTAGCAGACATTTTCATCCACATTGCCGCTACAATTCCAGCATATTCAATATCAGAATTTTCAATAGCAGAATACTGATCATTATACTTTTTACACACAGCAAGCAATTCATCATATTCATCAGAATTGAAGTCAATATCAGTATCTCCAACCATATCCAACACTTCATCATAAAGCTGGTATTCCTCACAAACGGAAAAATCAATCAGATTAAGAATCGCAGCAGTAAGACGGTCTATGAGGTCTTTCTCTTGTTGGGTAAGATTTTCATCTTCAGAGTTTTTCAGAAGTTGAATTGCATTATCCACTTCTATACCCAACCCCTTGACAACGTGCTTAAAAGCTATTTCAGTTCTTAATTCTGAAAGAGCGTAAAGAGCCTCATCCTTATTTTCATTACGTAAGGATTTGAGTAACTGAATAAATAAGGCTACCAAAGACTGATAATCGCTGTCATGTTCGGCTTGTTGCTCTTCAGTCATGGCAGCCTTAGTCTTTTTTACAAGGTCAGAGGTGCATCCGCCTTTTAATGTACCCCTGACAGAAAATTTATACGATTTCGATGATGACCGTAACGTTTATAATATTCTTCATCACTCATTCGATGACCATCGTTATCACCATCACCATCCCAGTCACCAAGGCCGCCTCCACCGGTACCAGCTTCAAAATTGCGCTGCTGGCCGACTTCAACGCCCCATTCCTTGTTGATTTCTTCGGGATCAATCTCATATTTGTCTGTGAGCATATCATAGAGCTTGATTTTATTCTCATCAGACATTTCAACTTTGTTCATGTACTTGAAGTACACATCATCAGAGATTATACCCCAGTATCTGAGGACTGGAACCACTTGCTCATTCATTACGTTCTCAATGCGAGTACGATATGAATTAATACGAGCACGATATATATTTTCGTGAGCTTTGGTAGATCCGACATAAGCCTGAGTAGCACCGGCCATAGATTCTGAACCAAGTATCAGGCTGTCATTCTCTTTATTGGTGAACTCCGCAAGTGTCTGGTAAATTTTTTCAGAGTTGGACGCTGCAAAGGCTTTAATATCAATTTCATCCCCCTTACCAGTTACCAGCACTTTATTCTGAGCTGCCGAACCAATTTTCCGAGCCAGTCTTTGACGCGATTCATTGTCTTCAGCTTCGGTTTTGCCGTGAATGATAGGCTGCCCATAAGTGTGACTGAAGTTTACCCAGTTGCTAACCGTATATTTCTGGGCGAGAATATTGGGCGTGGTTGCAGCAAAAATACCAAACCCACCAGTATTGATAAGAATATAGTTATGTTTATATTGCTCATCGTCTAAATCCCAGCCCGGACTCCATTGACACCAGTGTTGAACAACACGGCGTTGATCTGGAAGAACACAACGGCGTTCAATATTGTTTACTTCCTTCAGCAATCCAGTTTCAGGGTCAAGTTCCGGCATAATTTCAAGAAGAGTATAACCATATAACTCTGCTTCAATTATGCCCTTGATAATCTTTTCAAACTGTGAGCCTTGGCATATTTTTGACTGCTTGGGGTCACGAACCCACTTGCCATCCTCACCTTCACGGGCAAACATATATCGTTTCCCCACTAACTGAGAAAACAGAGTAAGAATTGTGCCTTGAAGATGTGCATTTTGGATATAGCAGGCTTCATATAGATCTATGAGTCTGGAACGGTCATCCATTATGGTGCCGTTCTCAACTTGACTTACGACACTTTTGTATCTGCATCGACGTGTCAGTTCTTCGGTATATTCAGTAATGGTCTTTTTGACAAGGTTATAATGTGCAACCAAAGCCTCGTCAGTAAAGAAATTACCGTTTGAATTATTTTCAGTGCGTTTACGCATAATCTTGATTTTATTGGTAATAGTCACTCTGTATAGTTGGCCGGAGAATACCTGAATACCATAAAATCATTCAGTACACAGTCAAAATAAAAAAATTCAATTTTTTTATCACAGAATATCAGATAGTTATAGAGACGGCGGTTTCACTTTGCCCAATCTCACTATACACCCAATACTATTATATATAGGAGTACATCAAAACCTCCCTTAAATTGCAGTCAAATGACGAATTGGAAAAACTTAAAGAGTAATCCTCCGACAGAGAGTTGTAACATCTGCTTGAAGATTGGCACTTCCTATGATACCTATTTCTTTAAGAGATATACCAGTTATAGTTGGGAGTTAACTAAATTTCCACAGGTTATAAGCCCGGAGAAAGTGCCTGACCACGCCCTTTACATCAATCTGGATGAGGTAAAATGATGAATAGCAGTTGTTAATTCTAAATCACATTATATGAGAGCTTTTATTGAAGCAAAAGTAAAGTTCAAAAAGCAGATGCAGAATGGAAAGATTAAGGAGGTAAGCGAACCTTACCTTGTGAAAGCCTTATCTTTTACTGAAGCTGAAGCTCGCGTTACTGAAGAGGTGCGCCCCTATATTTCAGGAGAATTTTCAGTATCTGCCGTAACAAAGTCTAATGTCATTGAAGTCTTTTACGACCCTGAAGGCGACTTCTGGTATAAAGTTAAGGCCAATTTCATAAGCCTTAATGAAAAGACCAATACGGAGAAACTGACTTCTTCCTACTACTTGGTTCAGGCGCACGATTTTCGCAGTGCGTATGACAATTTCCTGAAAGGGATGAAAGATACAATGGCAGATTTCACAATCGCCAGTATCACGGAAACCAAGATTATGGATGTGTTTGAGTAAGACTATGGACTACAAGACCACAATCCTAAAAAAAGAAATCCAGACGGATGAAACTTTATTGCCAGAAATAGCGGGATTGCATTTTGGGTTCTTAGAGGAAAACAGAGCCGTATTCGACTATACAGCATATATCGAAGAAAACAAACTGGTTCCTATTGATTTCAAAGTGTTCATGAGAGTTAATAAGCATTTCATAGAAACACTGGCAAAATCTAACGATAAGAAAACATCAGAATTGTTTTTTCAAAATACCAATGGTCACATATTGGTATCAGCAGAATTGGTCTTCATTTTCTTAGCGTTTGTGAACCCTGAAATGTTCCTTTATTTCAACAGCCTCTTGACTGATGTCATAACAGATGGTGTTGCATATAGCAATGGGTTTGTGTATAGTATGGCCGCTAATAGGATTCCGTCAGATGTTCTAAGTGATTTAATCAAAGAAAGAGAGAATGACGCAGCCGGAAGTAAATAATAAACCGACCACCATTGTGGCTTTTGATTCGTCTTACGTATTAGTGGCGATATTCAAATCCATCAGTGAGGCCGCTACTTTGACCAATACTGTGCGCCAGTCCTTAATCAAAGCAGCCTATGGAGATATAATCTCTGTCAATAAAAGATACTGGAGAGCGGTGCCCACCGATTTTCAGATTGAGCCAGACGATGTGGGTAAACTGACATTATTTGAATTTGATGCGGCTGTTGGAGAAGATCGAAAGATTTATTCAACCCGAAAAATGCTCAAAAATTCAGTAATGCTGGAAAGTGAGTACATAGCTCTCCAAGCAACCCAAGGAAAATAATACTAAATTTACTGTAATACAAAAATGAAAGTAGTTCTTTTATCATCGGGTGCCAAAGTGCCCAAAAGAGTAAATGATTATGCCGCTGGCTATGATCTCTTTACTCCCAAAGACTCAGTTGTCAAACCGGGTCGTAACCTCATACCCATCGACATCTCTGTTGAACTGGATCCACATACTGAGGGCGAGATAAGACCTTGTAGCGGATATTCCATATACGGAATGAAAGGTTTTTCTCTTGAAGATCTCAATACTGAAAAGAGATTTGATGCGGATGTTATCGTCGGGACAGTGGACGAAGATTATCGTGGCGTGGTCGGTGCGATCATCAAAAGCTATGAGGACAAGCCTTTTGTTATCAAGCAAGGTGTAAAAATCGCCCAGCTCGTAGTCAAAAACTATATCGGTAAACCCTTCGAGATTACTTCAGAGCTTTCCGCAACAGAAAGAGGAAGCAAGGGTTTTGGAGAACTGGAACACAAGTGACCCCATTCTTAACTACCTAATAGGGCAGTAGCCCAAGGAGCGTCATGTGTCATACACACGCTCCTTTTTTCTATATAATTAAGGTGTGTCTTTTGCGGAAGTGAAACTTATTAAAATTATAACACATTCTAAACCAGCAATAAAACATAAGTTTAACATTTTTTAGAAAGTGAAACTACAAAATTATTTGAAGGTTTCACTTTTTAAGATTAATTTTGCGAAACCAAATTCCAAATTGTATGAGTAAAAAAGGAAGTGTCACGACGGCTGACTACTTGCCGTATGCAGATTATCAGAAGCTTGTTCAAACTCTGATAGACGAAAAGAAATATTGGTGGGCCTGCTACTGCATCTTGTCATTTTGTACTGGATTGCGGTTTTCCGATGTATGTAAATTAAGGTGGTCTGATGTTCTTGATCAGAGAAAGATTGTCATCACAGCCAAGAAAACCAACAAGACCCATGTTATCCCTATTGGGCAAAATGCTTCTGACCATTTTACTTCTCTTCATAAATTGATGGGTAAACCCTCTAAAAGAGACCTTATCCTTGTCGGTCAAAAAGGAGAAGGAAGCAAGCCGGTATCTATTCAATATATCAATCGTGCATTAAAGAAATGGGCAGTCAAGTATGACTTGGATATTGACAACTTCAGCACTCATACATTTAGAAAGACTTTTGGAAGATACGTCTATGACAAAGGCGGTAGGGATGAAAAGACACTGATGTATTTGAACAGAATCTTCAAACACACCAGTTTAGATACTACTATGATATATCTCGGAATTAGAGATGAAGAAATCTCCAATATCTTCGATTCTATAAAAATATAGGTATGAATACTGGGAGTAGAATATTGAGCAAGCTCACATATTGCAAACTCTGCGGAAGTAAAATATGGATGCAGGGCTACAATATCCGAAGCCACATTACCCACATTATGAAAAAAAATAATGTGTGCTATGAATGTGCCTTCTGGGAAGAATTGATCGCTTATCCCCCGGAATATATGGAGGTGATCAATCAACAGTGTTTACGCCTACACCCAGTTGCTAATAAGAAGGACAAAACCTTAACCCTCGGAGGTAAGGGGAAAATGAGATATTTTATGCGTACTGATGGCTCTTTAATTCAATCCAATGATATATGGACTATCGGCACAATACCAGAACGCTTCATATCCCAGTTACCGACAACGGCGGTAGAAATAACCTTAAAGGCATATCGCCAGTTGAAGAAAAGCAGTAAGAAATGTTATGCTCGTGGTTGTATGGACCGATACCATTGTTTCAGATATGATCGAGCATTGGAGAATGATGAAAAAGGATCATTCAATGCTATTCCACCTAAATGGAATGTTGGCGATGAGCATTGTGGTTTCTTCATCAATATCCAGGACATAAAAAGTGATGAGAGCAGTGTTATCAGTAAACCAAATTCCAATGAAGCAGAAAACTGAAGAGTTGCTTAAAAAAGCACAGGAAATCATGGGTGATGAATCAGACTTCCTCATCATTGCCCATAAGGAAGGACAATGTGGCGCCGTAGCACATGGCGATTCAGACACAGTTGCCCAGGCAATATTCTCGTGTATGCACCAGCCTGGTAATCCTATCGGCCAAACACTGTATCGTATCATCAAACTCAATGTGATGAATATGCTGCGCAATCCATCTATCTATGCAAAGGATATGCTTGACTCTATCGACTTAATAATTCCCGACAATGAGCAGTAAATATCTTCCATACGACGTGTCGGATATAGACACGCTCTTGAATGAGCCTTGGGAAATCAGTGACCAGCCATTCATGCTTCACGCTGCCTATGCTCTGAATTGTCTTTATGACATCGTGGCTCCGGAAGATGATGAGGAGTTCACTCCAGATGATATGTGGGGTAATAAAATTGAGAAAAAGATCCTGGATAGGATGGTTCTTGACATAGAGGCAGACTTCAACGATGCGGCCACTAATCGTAAACCCGTCCGAATATGGGATAAAAGTTATTCAATCAGAAAGGTCAATGCCTATGACCATTCACGCCTTCACTTGATATTCAATTTCCCATTGGAGAATGGGGAGTACACAATCACTAAAGAGGGCGTGTTGAACTTGACTGGCGTTTCTGACCCAATACTTAAACCCTATGATATTTCTAAGGAGCAAGCTCAAATCAATCGCACCTATCTCAGACAGATTATTATGCTGGCTGAAGATGATGAGAACGATGGGTGGGGCCAACTGACCGATATGGAGATTGTCGTTTATTGTTGGGCGCTCTTTTACAACAAGCACCAGTTTGACAATTTTATTCAGTTTAAGAAAGAGTATCAGGATTATCTCTATGTCACTGAAAAGGAGATACTCAGTTGCTTGAATGAGAGGTCCACTCTCAGGCAGAAACCAGTCGGAATGTATGCGTTCTCACATGACAAGATCCAGAAATGGAACCAAGACAACTATCAGGAATCTGCCGCCATCAAAATTCCAGCTTCCAAAGCAGAAGATTACTGGTATGATATCGCGCTGAAAAAGACTTTCAAACCGATAGACCAACGATAAGATGTGGGGGATGGCATTACGCCTTCCCCCTCATCTTTTTTACTTCTTTCATAAAGAGTAGTCCTTCAGTAAAATCCAAGATGTAGTTACCGGCATCCCATCTTTCCTGATGTTTCTTTGCTCCGTTGTCTCGGTCCATTACCAATTCAAAGCGGTCATTCAAGTACCAGTACACATTATTCTTACCTTTTTGGGGCGTTTTGATAAACTGATGGGCACGCTCATTAAATGACAAGCCATTCTTAGAAGTTGCAGCGTGAAGCCTTTTAATATCGGCTTCTGTCGCTTGTCTTAATGGTGTATAGTTTGAATCAATCCAACAATCCATCTGCAACTTATTTCCATAGAGATAAGCGAGAAAATGATGTTTGGAATTGTCTGATTCTAAGTACATTCCCACACCTACCTCATCACTGTTGGGGTATTCTATAGTGGCATAAAAATATTTTTGAGGGGTGTATATCTTGTTAAACTTTCCAGTGCGCACTTGAAAATCCAATCTCTTCTCAAAAACGAGTTTTCTTAACTCAGTGATACGAGACTCTTCCAAAGTCTGTAACCTTTGAGGCTCCAGAACTTCCATATCATTGACAATAAGATTGCCTTCATAATCACAATAAGCAGCCAAGACGATACTGGCCGGAGTGCTGCTACTCACTATCCCCATTGTATTTCCGTAGCTGACCATATCCCCTGCACCGAACCCTGTCTCAATCCATTTTCTGAATTGCCTGTATGTTGAATCCGCCTTGGGATATAATGCTTTATGGATTTTTCCTCCCTTAAATCGCTTACGACAATATTCGAGAACTCTTTGCCAGTCCTCATCTGAGAAATGGCAATCAGCAGTGTAACGATATATCTGATTCAGAGTTTTCATGTGGTATATTCCAGTTTTAACTTGCAAAGTTACTATTAAAAATTAAAACCAGGCGAAATAATTGCCTATTATTTTGACCAAACTTAAATTTTTAATAATTTTGCAATCTGCAAATGAGGATATTACCTATCCCAACGTGATGAAAGCAGTGTTATGAATAGTTCATAACATGAAGCGAATACCCAATAGGGCTATGCTGCCGCCACCAGAGCCGATTGTGATTAAGCTCGATCCTAAACAGCTCAGGGGCGGAATAGTCCTTCCCAAAGTCAAGTATCAGGTACTTGCAACAGTTGAAACCGAAGAGGTTTTTAACGGAATGGTTATACCCATGCCTAAAGTCCTGATATACTTCCTGAACAAGAACGAGCTGATGGTGGTCTCGACAATCATGGAAGAGGCTAATGAAAACGGGGATTGTGCATTGTCGGTCAAAGAACTGGCAATCAAGATGAAATTATCTATCCCCACTGTCAGTGACAGTCTCTATTCTCTACGGCATATCGGATTATTACTGGAAACCCCCAATGGGAAAAGAGGGGGTGGAAGAATCCGTCAGCTAAATTACAAAGCAATCCAACATTTGAATGACCTTGTGGAAAATGAAGATCCAGGCATATACGCTCGGATCCGAACTGCCACGCGCAAAATCAATATCCTCAATCTGACAAAGGATGATGTGAAAAGCGCATACGACACTCATGTGCTGGAACCGGGCCATGATTCGGCAGAGGAAGAAGAATATGATTAAGTGATGAAAGCAGTGTTCCTCAAAAATTGAAAAGATAATGAGCAGACCAATTCATTTTGAGTATCAGCAATTCGGAAACATCACTGTCGTAGCTCTGGATTCAAAACTGAAGGACTATGATTTCAAGCCGGTCAATGTCGGCGGTAAAATGATGGTTCAACTTCCTGAGAAAACCGTAAAAGACTGCCGCAACATAGATGGCTGTATTTATTTCCACCTCGGAAGAGTAAGTGATAGCGTTATGGTTGACCTTATCGAGAATTTCCAGAAATTGAAAATGGAGAAAGGCTGGAAGCCCGGAAAGGGTTTGGTAATTCCTGACAACAAATTCAAGTTCTGATATGAGCTTCAAAGATTACTTGCAATCATTACGCTGGAACAGTTTTGCAAAATATCCGACTCAAGGCTCTGATGTTTACATTCACTGTTTCGCTGGTGACATCCATAAGTTTGTCAAAGTAAGACAATTCAACGCTGTCTGCTTTGACTTTCAGAAAATCGTAAATAACTTTCCACAAAATCATCAATGGCAGTTCTCGTGGCTGCCAGCAGCAAAAACCGAAGAAGATTATGATAACTCAACTTCTCATTAGTGCGGTAATGGCTATATCGCCATTTACTCCAAAGACTCCGGTGTCTGATGTGCCTAAGCAATACGCCATCTTAAACGCCGATGAAGAGCGTAAGCCGACAAACAGACGCGATCGTAGAGCAAACAAGCGCCGTCAGAAATGATAATAACAGTGAGATACAAAAATCGTCAAGATGAAAAGAGCTTATATTTCAATCCCGATATCCGGGGAAGATTATAACAGCCAACGTGACCACGCCACCGCCATAGCCTCCAAACTGAAGAAACAAGGTTATGATGTTGTAACGCCATTTGACATCGTAAAGTCTGTGACCACTCCCTACAATGAAGCGATGGGAAAATGTGTGGCCGGACTTCTGGAGTGTGAGATGATCTATCTCTGCAAAGGCTGGCGGAACTCCAAGGGATGTTCCGCTGAACTTCAGGTGGCCTTGGTGTATGGGCTGGAAGTGATGATTGAATAATATTGGCCAAAGACTATTATCAATCAGACAAGAAAAGTTTTTGTCTCATACAAGAATTTGGTTTTTTCGTGCGCTGGGCTGGGAAGCTCGGCGCATTGTATTTTCAGGGCGCACGTTCTATCCGAAAGAAAGAACCAAAAAGAAAAACAAAAAACAGAAAAAAGAAAAATAAATAAAAAGAAAAAAGAAAAATAAATAAAAAGAAAAAATAAGAAAGAAAGTGGTTCACTCTCCCTCATTCCTTTTCTCCTAAAGTCGAAAAGGAAATTCGGTCGAGTGACCCGCGCACACGCGAGCGCGAACCCAAGGCAAAGAACTTCATAGTATAGCTCCCTATTCCAGTAAACTTAACAAAGTCTGTTTCCCTACATTTCAGTAAACTTTTGAAAAGGCTGTTTAGAGTATTCTGTTTAGAGCTTAGTTCCATTCCCAGTAATTTTATAAAAACTGTTTTGTGATTTTTTGAGAAAGTGTTGAAGGAGTTTTAGGGAGTGGAAGGATTTTTAAGGGGGTATGTTTTGGGAATTTTTCAAAACAATCCACAAATAAGACCGCCGCCCGCCGCCGATCGTGCTGCGCCCTGCACCGGCCCCAAAAACCGACTTGAAAAATAACCCCCGGAAAATTTGGGGCAAGTGATTTGAGAGTTTTCTGGTGTGTCAAAAACCGAAAAATAATATGGTTGCTAAAAGTGTTTATGGACGATGATAGGAAAAATGCCCAAATTTAGGCCATAGGAAGCCCTACAAGTGATTTTGTTGGCAAAGATGTGTAGTTATTCATCCGAGGGTGAGAAGCGCGAAATTTGGGGCATTCTAGACGGTTTTGAGATTTGGGCGAGATGTGGCGTGTGGTGGCTGAGGTCTGGTAAAAATGTGACTGGGATGATAACTGATGAAATATCAGCAGTTTATGAGTAAAAAAGGCTGGAATGAGGGGTTTTGAGGCAAAAATCAGGTTAAAAATTGGATGATACTGGAGTGTTTTGTGGGGCTGAGATGTTTCTGACCCTCTCAGTACAACAACTACTAAAACGAGATTTGAAATTTGAGAAAAATTTACATCTGCCTTCAAGAGCAAGGGAGACACCCACTCCAGTTTTTTATTTATTTTCAGATAGTTAGCTACATTTTCGGCTTATTTTGGTTTCACTTTTGCAATAAGTGAAACATACATTTTTTGCTTGAAAATCGAAGTCTAAATGTTAAAAAGTGTTTAATCTTTGCTTATTGTGTATAAATTGTTGTTTTTCAACTGTTTGGGTAAATTTGATAATTTGGTTTCACTTATTTTTGAAAGTGAAACCTCTTTTATATATAGGTGAAACTCCACTTTTTAACATTTATTTAACACTCCAAAATACCCTTATCCATTTTTGGGACTATCTCAAACATAAAATTTTCCCTTTTCTCAAAAAATTTTCAAGAAAAATAAAGATTTTTACATTACTGATTATCAATCAATTACACCTTTACAAACAACCTTACACCTTAATAGATATAAAAGAATGGGCTTATGAAAAAATTTTTGCCGATAGTGTTGTAACCGTCCACAGACCACTGCAATATTGTGGTGTAAGATTTGAGAAACGGATTAGCTCCTGAACTTCTCAAAAACTTGCAAGAGAACTTTGACATATTGGTGCTTAGTTGCTTTTGGCAATAAGTGTGAAAAGTAAAATCCCTTGACTCCATGAGTGAGGAAAATTTAGCAAATTTTCGCTTTATCCTTTGCAAGTCCATGACTTGCGTATATAGGTAAAAAGTGTGTAAAGTAGCGAAGTAACATACTGTTATCAAAAATTATGCAACAAAATTGTATCGTGTGGGTAAAAACCGCAATAGTGCGGGCGTGTAAAGCGATGCAGCCCCTGCGCACGGGGGAAGAGTGGGAGTAATGCGTCCATTCGGGGGAAACCTTTGTCCGACTTGTAGGGTGAAACGACTCAATCGGATAGCATAGAGCGCAAAAAAGTCCAAAATGTGCAAAAACGGTTGCGCATGAATGCGGTAAAGGCATACCATGCAAGCGCACTGACCGTACCCCTTAGTGGGCGTGTTTGGGCTGACGTAGGAGCACAAGTTACGTCCGTTCTGGAAAATAATGTATCCAATCAACACTTTATAGGGTGAGTCCGTAAAAGCGGCACTGGGAGTGTGGCATATTATGCCCTTGCAATGTACTCCCCACCCACTATTCATTAACCTCAAAGCAGTTGTGACCGCTCTTGTGTGGGGTCACTATATCATCATGGTTACAAATGTAACCCTCAACGCAAAGCAAATCAACGGTGGCTCACGCGAAATCATCTCCAAGACCTCGCAACTCACGCAGGTACTCCGTACCTTTGAGACCCTCTACACCCAAAAACTCCCCTCGTGCGATGGGATGACTGTGGAGGGCTTTATGTCCGCAATGGGCGTGGAGCGTTTCACGACTACCAACAAGTCGGGCAAAGTGACGAAAAAGGGCTACACCCCCGGAACTATCCGCAAGGGTTGGAATGACTCTATGCAGACCGAAGAGGGCAAAATGTGCGTGTTCAAAAACGTGCCGGCGAAGTACAAGGATGAGGACGGCACGGTCTATCGTGTGTTCACACCCGAAGAGGCTGAAAAGATTGACGGCAAGTGCGTTTCACGCTTTATGCTGTCGGAAATTGCCGACGACAAGTGGACTGTCGCAATAATTCTGCGCGGTCTGAAACAGGGTCGTGACTTCAAAAAGTACAATGACCGTTCTGTGGAGTCTGAAATGGCGTGGGAAGAGATGGATAACCTGTGCATCATCCGCGTGGTGGAGGATGAAAACGGCAAACAGAGCCGTGAAATCGTGGAAATCGAAAAGGATGAGGTGTATTTCTGAGCCTCAACTATCGGGTGAACTTTAGCGACATTGGGGGTGCGAGTCCCCCACACTCACTAATCAAAATTTAATGTAATGGCAACAAAAACATTCAAAGGGGTATCTATGCCCAAATCTGAGCTCAACGCCTATGGTGTTGGGCTTTTGCGTTTGAGTGAGGCACATATCAATGCCGAAAACTTCAATCGTGAGGAAATAGAGTATATCGGCAAATGCAGTATCCGCCGGCGTAAGGTGGTGCTGGGTCGTATCGGAAACTTGTGGGGAATTAGTGGGCGAATGGCGGAACAACGTCGCCAAGTAACTGCGCAATTCCAAGCAAACTTGCGGTTCCGGGCGCACTATGTCATCGAAGGAAAACGTGTTACTGTGTTGCACGCTTCAAACGGCAAAAGTGTGGAGCGGGCTATGTCCGATTATGAGTGTCGCGACACTTCTAAGTCTGTGTGGGAAATGAGTGCAAGAGAGTTATTCAAAGCAGTCCAAGGGCGCAGACCGTCACGCAAACACGCTCCCAAAATGGGTCTTTCAACTCGCATTGCCAATGCTGCCCGTATGGAGAAACTTTAACAACAACCCAATAAACTCCAACAAAATGATTAGAACAGTTTATTTCATCTGTGGTCGCCCTCGTGTGGCTGTGAGAGTCGCCTCCTGCTCTGGTGGCAAGTACATCAATTACGCTAACCCTTCAAAATCCAACAGAAAATGAAATCGCTTTTCAAACTCGCTGCGGTCGGCTGTCTTGCCGCCGTTCTCGGTGTCGGCTGTGCCGTCGCCGCTTCTTTCGTGAAATATCAAGACGAAATCACTGCATCGCTTGCGGATTATCCGTCTGAAAACCGCCCTGTGAGCGGAATGTTCTTCTCCACTGAATATGTGGTGGAAGAGTACGAGTATGACGATGCCTATTGTCTGCTCTATGACGATGCCGATGCAAATCTCTTCGAGTGTGAAATCATCGTGGACCTCGAAACCTATCAACTGGTGCGGTACCACATCGAGAATGACAAGAAACTTGTCGGCTCCCTCGTGCTGAATGACGATTACAGTTTTGACGGCGTGGAAGTATTCACCTTTATGCCCGAACCTGAGTTTGAAATGGCAGATGCAAGTGCTAACCTCTAAAATTCTCAACCGATGAAGAAAATCATTCTCACTATGTTTCTGGCGATCGCCGCGATGTCTGCCTGCGCCGCCAATGAAGTCAAGAACGACACTATTCCCGTAAACAATTCGGAGATTGTCAAAATCGTGGAAGATGAAAGCGTCAATTCCAAAGGTAACAAAGTCACCAAGTTCTACTTCCTGTATGACGGTGAACTGATATCGGCTTCCCGTCACGTCGTGGAGTCATACAACCTCTGCAAGAAACACGAGGTAAAATGCCGCCTTGCAGTGGTCGTAAACAAGAAAACCAACCGCAAACGTATAATTCTAAACTAACAGCTATGGCAAATTATGACAAAATGTCTGTTTCCGAACTGGAAATGGAGCGCGACCGCCTCACTGAGAAAATGATGGCGTCAAACGACACCGCCGAAATCGAATTGCTCAGTCAGGATATTGAGGGTATCGAGGGTATTCTCAGTGAGCGTGACCCGATGGCAGAGGATTAAACTGCCAAAAACCAAAACTCTGGTCGGTACTTCATCTGAGGTGCCGACCTTTTTTCTTTCATTATTAAAAACAAAATCAAAATGATACAAATCAACTTTTCAAGCGCACTCACAAGCGTATTCTCTGGGTACACCTCAACCGAAGAACTGAAGTCTGCCGCCAATGCCATCTGCGCTCAGGTAAATGACGCATACAAGGCACGTTTTACTGAAATCACCAACAAGACCAAAACTGCATCAAAGCCTGCGACCGCCCCGGCTACTCCCGCCAAGCCTGAAGCCAAAGCAAAGAAAGAAAAGACCGCCAAGACCAAACCAGCTGAGGCTCCCAAGACCAAAACCAAGACCAAGACCGTCGGCGAAACTGATACGCTTGTGGCAATCACTGACCTCGCCGCTATCAAAAAACTCGGTCTTTCTTTCGTGAAGTACAACGATCGTTGCTGGGTTCTTCGTGGCGACACCAAGCCTCTTCGCAAAATTCTCAAAGAACAGTTCAAAGGCGTGTTCAACAGCCATTTGTCCGGCGGCGAGGGCTGGGTTATCAAAACCGCCAACGTGGATGAATGTGCCAAGGCTCTCGGTATCAAACTTCCCAAAGTCGCTTAATGCAGAATCGGATGAGCATAAGGAGCAGTGTTTGCCCAGAGCATTGCCCTTTATCAATTATTAACATCCATTAATAAAATTCTGAGCCAACAATCTTCTAATAACAAAAAAACGGACTCACAAATGAAACAGACATCAATCGAAATCCTCAATGCCATACTGACCATTCTTGTCGGTATTCTCTCGCTCATCATTCTTTTTTGCCGCAAGATGTGGCTGAAAGTGAGCCGAAATATCCTCAAACCTCATTTCGGCATTGAGACCAAGGCTTATCGGAAGTGGCACGATAAACGCTCTGCCCACATCCAGAAGCTGCTTGACAAAGAACACAAAGAGAACCCCAACATAATTTCATTCGTATGACACCGAATATCACCAAAATAATTCAGACCATGAGTAATATCGTGGCTGATGTCATGACTTCCTTTCAGTCAGATTTTGAGAATTTCGATCGCCCATATATCGAGAATGCCTACAATTCTAAGTTTCCGATGATTTGGATTGTCGGAAAATCTTACACCTATCTCTTGCACTTGGGAGAATATGAGGAAAACTTTAGGGAAAATGAGGTGGCACGATATGCCTACGTTCAGGGTGGAAATCCATTTTTCTCTTTTCTCGACGCTCTTGGTGGCGACCATCTTTTTCTGATTGAGCCGGATGGCGTTCGAGAAATCACTGAAAAGCAAGTGCGTGAAGTTTGCCGTGACATAGTGACTTCAGTTGCTGAGAAGTGGATGAAAGAAAATGGTCCGCTTCCCACAAGAGTTCAAGTACCGGTCAAGTTCTTCAACATCACTCTATCAAAGGTCAAAGAACTGATCCGCGAATGTGAGGCGCACAACGACAATTCTCTCATTGAGATTTTCCGTCGCTTTCACAATTATCGCCGTGTTGCAATAGACCAATATATCCAGATTTCCTACAATCCCGGATATAACGAGTTTACTTTCTGCGAGTACACCAACGGCAAGCAAGGTCTTGTTGGTGGTATCATCTTTCACGGATGGCCCGAAACAGGCTATATGGTTAACGGTTCCTATCAAATGGAGCCAACATACGGCTGGTCATCACACACTTAACTTTTACGACTATGTGCAATGAAATGAAACCCTGGGAACCATATCTTCCAGAGCACGTTTGCCTTTACTATGTGGATTACAACAGTAACCTCGATGGAAACACAAAAAATCTTCAAAAGTGTATCGAGGACAACAATCTTTATCCCATATCAGAATCCATAGATGGATGGTGGGATTTTCCTGAAGGTCAGTATCTCGAAGATATGCAGAGGGCTATGGAGAATGATGATATGGAATGGGATGATGACTGGAGAGATGAAATCATCGAAACCTTGCGTGAAAGAGATGATAGTGACCCAGTAAAAGACCTCATTCACAATACTTCCGACTTACATTGCTATTTCGACCTCGGATATGATGTCGATGAGCCATTTGGAGCCGATGAAGAAGAACAGGAAGAAGAGATTGACAGTATCTGCAAGGTACTGAAAATCGCCAAGGATTCTCCAATGCGTGAAAAGATTACCGGAATATACTATAACGCTTCTTATGGTGGCAGCCTCCGCATATACTTTCCAGCCGGTCTGATGACTTTGCTTTCTGGCAATGGCTGGGATGGCGATAAGGAAGATTTTGAGTCTATTAAATTCAAAGGAAAATTCCGCGTGGTTATCATCGACACAATGAATGGTAGTGGCGATTTTGAGGATGACATTGAACTTGATGTTGAATATGACTTCGACCGCTCATTGCTCGGTGTATCTGAAGAAGATCATTATGCGTTTGAAGAGATTTTCGGTGACGATTGCGGAATTAAGCATTGTGAAACTCCGACATTTGAAAAGAAAGCGGAAGCTGAAACTATCCACGTTGAGAATGAAGCGCTTGCTCAGGAACGTGAAAGACAACAGAAATACAATGACACTTTCAAAGCTGGCAAATGCACATTCGGCGACCGCGATATGAACCGGCATCGTGACATCGAATATGTCAATGCTTTCCCATGTGGCTGGCATTGCCCTCATTGTGGAATGACATGGACCGACTAAAAATATAAAGCCATGAATGATAATCTATTGATTGAAACCAAGGAGATTGGTAATCATCGAATTAAAATATACTACGACGCATGGGGGCAGAGTCCAATCACAAATTCTGATATGGCTGCTCGGTACTTGTTCGAGTATAATGATTGCTATCATCATATTCTTCACGAGGAATGTAACTGGAAAGACTGGTTCCTTGAAAACCGATACTCTCTGGAAGATGCACTGCGCTATATGGCGGCAGACGTTGTGAAGCAGAAAGACATCATCACCTACTACAAAAAGGGTGAGATTGATGGTCTGCGATTCATCTATGATCGACACGAGCGAGAGTGGAAATTACAGACATGGGAGGAATGGTTGGGCGATTGGTTCACTCGATATGAAGTTGAACCGTATGACCTTAAAAAATATGATTGTCGTTCTGAATTAGTCGAATGTCTGAGTAAAGACGAACTCATATCACTCATCCAAGATTGTGCTAAAGATTTTGTCATCAAAGAGTGGAGCACCACCGGATATTCTCAGGGTGATTTTGTGAAGGGTGTGGCCTATATTTCGAAAGAACGATATGACAAAATGGTCGGAGACACAGGCAAGCCTTGGAAAGAACATGCCGATTATCTCATTGACTTGGAGGTCAAAGAAATAGGAATGTGGATGTGGGGCGATGTCATAGGTTATGTCCTTGAAAAGAAAGTTCCATTCACCAAAGTTTATGACGATGAAAATCGTGAGGACGAAGAGGATATTGAGTGGGAAGAGGTTGGCTCCTGCTGGGGCTTCTTTATGGAAACCGAAGAACTCATTGATGAGGTGATTTCGGAATACAGTCTAAAATCTGCTTAATCTACAATCACAATGCTACGATACCCAAACCCTATTTATTCCAACAGCTTGAATAAGAAAATCAAGCAAATCAATAAAACTCAGGCACGCAAACTGTATGAGGCTGGGGAAACAGTTTATCTGCTTCCCTGCCTTTGCAGGGTGGATGGTGTATGGGTTTCTCCATATCCCATTGATAAGGAACACGCCGTATGGTGGGGCGACTCATTTGATAGTGACGTTCTCAGTTTCACCAACTACAACTGCTGCCCCGAACTGGGTAAATATCCAATATTCTTTAGAGTAATAAAATAAAAACATAGATAATAACTGCACTGAAATTATGATCAGCAACAAATTATATCAAAAGCTTTCAAAAGAAGCTCAGAATGTGGCAGAATATATCTACAATATTTATCGCAATGATGATGTGTGTATTGGAGAAGTTCTGGATGTGTTAACCACGACAGATATTCCGGACAGTGAATCTTTGACCATTGAGGACTGGCATTATGTTTATATGACTTTGATGAGCTATGTCGAGGGAGATCGCTTTTTTCGCTCTATCAATGACGATGAACCGCAGGATTATGAAACGAGTCATAATTAAAAACTACAATTTTGTAGCAGATGCCCTATATGAGATATTTGAGCATCTAATGATTGCGCAAGCTGACGACTCTTTCGAGTTTGTTCCAGAAGGGCGAGAATATGGTTTTATGGTAACACCACAGCCTAAATATCAAACAACTCCGGATAATCGAGAGGTTCCGGCACTTCCGTTTTATACCTTTAATTGGGAAATGTATAATGATAAATGCGGAGTTTATCGAGGAATGGAATGGGGGTGGACATTAAAAGTTAATGAAAATCTCTTCTTTATTTCAATGCCTGGTAATATCCCGAGTGGATTTGAGATGAATTGCTGGTATCGAAATTTTTACACCAGAGGCAACAAAAATAGTTTAATCTAACTAATCTTATTTAATAAGATGAGATATATAGTAGAAGAAAACCTCCACAACTTCAAATTTTGGAGTGGCGGCAAAGATAGGGCTGATAACTGTTCGGTTGATGAACTTGATAGCATTGAGGAATTTCTGGAAGAGATTGCCCCGGAAGAAGGTTGGACGGACACTGCCATTAATGATATGTTCTGGTTTGAGTTTGACACTTTGGCCCAGCACCTCGGCTATAAGAATGAAGAAGATTTCGATTTTCATCACGACCCCAACTATCTTGATGACGATGAACTGGAGGATTTTGTCGGAGAGTGGTTTGTTAATTTCCTTCAGGGTGTCAAAGAAAGAGAAGGGACTGATGGCATTATCTATCTCTATGAGAATTGCTTCGGGGGCGATTATATGGATTTCGCCGCTCTTGAAGAATTTGAAGAGGCTTATAATTCGGTAGATTATCCTGATTGGTTAGGAGAGCGTGTTTATGCTCATCTTCTGAAAGAAGCTCCTTCTAACCTTATGGAAGCACTCTTTGAGGATGATAATGGTCACGAAAATCTGACAGATTTCCCGACAAAAGAACAATTCCGAAAAGAAATGATGAATAAACACAAAAAATCAGAACAGCAATGAAAAAAGAATTATATCACACCAATTATGCGGTCGCTGTGAGTTGGTGCAACAACGCACTGGTGCTCTGTAACAACATCCCAGAAATTGATGATTCCATCTGGGATAACTTTGAGCCTATCGTCGATTTAGACAATGAGCCTGAATACAATGAGGAAGGGGAAGAAATCAAGTCTAAGTGTCCGGAATGTGGAGGAGATATGGAGCAATCTGGACCCAATATGGTATGTTCTGAATGTGGCGAATGTGAAGAGCCAGTTGAAATATTCCAGTGGTATATAACTGATTGTTCCAAGTGGGATGTAGAATATCTTACAAAAACTTTCGGGTTACTGTTCACTTATAGTGATAAACTTGACTGTTACATTCTCTGTGTCACACATTTTGGCACCGGCTGGGATTATGTGGATTGGTATACAACCAATCCTAACGCAGAACGAGAGTGTGGTCAGAAAAAATAGGTCTTATGAAAAAGAAACTTTATTCTACAGTCCGATTCGTGCAAAGTGTCGATGAGGATTACAACCGAATTGAGGCTGTATTCTGTGGATTGCGAGACGGCTATTGTGAAGGCAATTCCCAGCCAGTTATTGACTATCTCAGTAATTGGGATGATGAAAAGAATGAGCTTACAGATGAAGAACCTATGATTGCAAAAATGGGTGACACATCTTATGTTGATGAGAACGGCACTTACACTCTCCTTTACAATTCCACAATAGGTGGCTGCTTCTTGCTTTACAGAGAGGCGATCGAAGATGAAATTGATTGGCATAACGACCATGTTAAATAACAAAACAAGACAACAATGAAAACTTCAATTATTGTCAAAAGTTTCCCCGGATTTTACGAAACGGTTTTTGATGAAAGATACATAGAGTCCGACCAACGAGACCAGCTTTATGAGTTGTATAAAGGCTTTAAGTATCTCGATGACTGGGAGCTGCCTGAAACATATCGGTCGGAGGTTGCTAAAGAGTTTGCTGAGATGTATATCAGTGAGCTTAATGACAAGCTCGGTCTTAAAATGAAACTCACATCAGAGTCCGTTGAATCTCCCAAAGAATACAATTTCACCTCTGATCAGGTAATCTGTTACATAGAGGTTGGAGATTGGGATGAGTTTATCAAGAAAGTATCATCCTTGATGAGCCTTCCCGAATACAGAACCGAACTTGCCAAAATCATAAAGGAGAACCATTCAAACCGTCCCGGTTTCTGGAGTTTTATGAGCAATGACATAGAAGATTGGTTCGGAGCCATCGTGGACCCGGATAACACCAATTATCTTGAATGTGTGTTGTGGTATCTCTATTGTCTGAAGTCTGGAGAATCTATTTCCAATGACAGTGACTGGGGTATGTCGGAGCAAATCTATGAAGAACTCAGCTGTTCACGAGATACGATGAATCTCACGCCAGTTACAGATGAAGCCAAGAAAGAGTGGGAAGAATGGCGTGATAAGGAAGATGCCCATTCATAAAAACATCGACATTAAAAGTTATGGTCACAAAAGAAATCACAAAAGAACTGGTCGAAAAGCAGATGGACAGCACTCTTAGTTATTTTCCTTGGGGTGGCAAAGCGATTGCTGTACGCCAGAATCAATGGGGCGAATGGATTGTTGATTGCAAGATTCCCGGTCATTATAGCAGGGACTGTGATGGCCCCAGTGGTCACTTCTATCGTATGGAGGATATAGACTGTCCTATCCGTCAGTTTATGGTTATCTTGGAATATCAAGAATCCAGATTTGGTATGGAGCCTTGGTGGTCGACGAGATATTTTGAAGCAGAAAACGATAAACGTCTCTACACTTTCCCTGAAGAGGGCGGTTTTTTCGATCCCGATGCACCACGCAGTCCTTACATACTTGCTCAAATAAAAGCCAGTATCGAACAACACCCTTGCCTATGGGAGCTTCAGGAAATGTGGGACACTTTCAGTAATGTTCCCATAAACACTGATGATGAGATAGAAAAGCCATTTTATTTCTGGGAGGCTGGCACTTCTCGGTTTGAGATATGGCACTGGTTCGATAATCTATGCCCAAATGGTCTTGCAGTGGACTTGATGGGCGAAACTCCAAAAACGAAATAACTATGATACCTGACAGATATATCGAATACAACGGTAAGAGTTACCCTGTGTTTAATCTCAATATCGTTGACCAAGGCGATGAAGATTCCGCTCAAAATATGGAAATGATTGAGGTGGAAGTGTCCGTCCAATCTCTTTCCAATGTACTTATAAACTCATCCGGCAGCCCGGTCAATGATGAGGCGAGCGTACTCGATGAAGAGATTTTCTTCTACATTCCTGATGAGCTGGCAGAGCGAGAGGCATGTGAGATAGCTGATTATGTTTCCGATAATTGCTGGTGATATGGAAAAGAGAAGAGTATCCGACAACGAATGGCTCTATATTTACGATAAGTTCTACAAAGAGCGCTATGAGCATTACAGAAAATCTGGAGTGTCTGCCGCCGAAGCGATAGACCAGGCATTTCAAGAAACAGTTGATCTCGAATTTCATCCATATTTTCCCGTACAGCGTCCTATAAATCAGATGGTAATGACTGAATGGGGAGAGAAACATCAGCAAATGTTAGAAGGCGAACTTCATATTGCAATAATAAATTCCGACTCTATCTCTCCTGAAGTCGGCATTATCAAAGTAAAATGGGGATGGCTCCGGCGTGAATTACCCCAGTGGTTGATTGACAATGGTCATTACGACTACTTCTATGAAATCCCAGACGATGAGGATGAGCTGATTGAGCATTTCCTTTTCGTGTATTGTGATTACAGCCAGAACAATTTGCACTGGCAATGTGTGCCGTCTGACACTCAATTCAAACGATTAACAATTAAAGATTTTCAAAAATGAAACATACCGATTTTTATAATCAGTACAAATATCTGGATGCTTGTACTGAAAATGAGCTGAAAGCCGCTGTAAAAGCTCATGGAAATGAATATGTGTTTATCCACACAGATGATGATGAACACATATCAGAAGAAAAACAAAATGCTCCTATTATTTCTGCTTCAACAAAATGCATGGCAAGTTATGAGGACTTTTATGTTTCCCGTGTCGCTATTGAAGATTTCGATAGTGTGGTAGTTTATGGCTTCCCCAAAGAAGGATGGGCCGATGATGAACAAGAACTCACCAGCATAGCACATGGTCAATTAGAGTTTGTTATCGACGAAATTCCTGAAACTGATGAAGTCCAGGATGTGACCATCCCTTAAAAACTCTTAAAAATCTCGTTCTCATTCCAATTTTTCAACATCACGAGACTATTCAAATAAAAACCATATAAACTTCTTAAATATGACTTCACAAGCACTGAACTGCCTTGAGTTATATCGAGGCGGCAACCCCTCTACAATCAAACAGTTGCTCAAAAACCAGAAAGCATCGGTAGTAGCAGAACTGAAAAATCACTTTGGCACTGACGACCTTGACAAGTTGGCAGTGTGTCTCAGCAAAGGCAAATAACATCATCAAAATACAAATAATATGATCTCAGACGAAATCGTAAAAGCCATTTATGCTTCTCTTCCAGCAGACGAGAAGCTGAAACTCGCTCTCTACAGTGACTTCGGTGAAGAAGCGCCGACAGTGTATGACTTCATCAAATCTCCCGCTAAAGAAAGCGAGGAAGTCAATGTAACCGTCCAGCCTGTTCACATTCCCGGCGAAGTTCTCACTACTGATGGGGTGTATTATCTCTATGAGGATGACACCTCGGAAATGTTCGACTACAAAAAGCGTAACGCTCCGACAAAGGCTGTCAAGCGTATCGGCGTAGTAATGGGAAGTCATGCTCTCGCCGTCAATCTGGAGGATTACCCGGAACAGCCTCTCACCAGTCAGAAAGATACCACCGGCTACACCGGCTACATCTCAGAATATGTCGATGCAGTTGCTGACTGGAACGGCAAAGCCAACACTGAACACATCAAGTCTATCGGCACTGGCATAGAGCTGAAGGATGGCGAGTGGATTCCGTCAGTCGCCGAACTCTATCTCATTTATCTCAATAAGCGGTCAATCGATGCCGCCATCGAACTTAGCGGCGGTAGCCGCATAAAAGATGGTTGGTACTGGACCAGCACTGAGCACTCGGCGACGAACGCTTGGCACTTGACCCTGAACGACGGCAGCCTCCACGACTGGAACACTAAGGTCACGAACAGCCGCTACGTCCGCGCTGTGGCAGCATTTCATTAACCCTTAACCCCTTTATCCCTTTAACCCTTGGAGCGAAGCGACCGCGAGCGAAGCGAGTTAGGGATAAAGGGGTTCAATTTCTACTTTTATGAAACGCCCCGACCTTGATAATGTTCGTGAATTATTACGAGCAAAAAATTATGAGGCAGTTGCAGAAATAGAACCTCAAATTATTGAATACTGTAAACAAAAATTAAATAATTGCATTAATTCCATAGAATTGATGCAGACTCTTTTACTTACACTTGAATCGCAATATAGTGAAAAGGAGAAAGACTCAACAAATCCATTACCGGATTATTTATTGGGTCTGACAAACAGATTGATAAGTGAATATGAATTGCTTAGAATAGATGACTATCAATCGCTTCAAGCTAATGATGTTACCTTATATTACTGGAAACACAAGAAAAAATTGAATGTCAATCCAGTGATAATCAATAAGGTAATTGAGGGGTCTAAAGTGCATATCCGATATACCCATCACGAACCTCCAAATGGTTTTGAACACACTTTCAAAGCCAACAATTTCAAATTCGCAATCAGGCAGTTAGCTTCCTCCGCAAAAGTGAAAGTAAACACAAAATATACATTCTTTTTCTTTAACTCATAAATATCTTTCAATATGGAATTTACCCCTTTTGAAACAGCAATCAAGAAATATCTTGACAAGCGCGCCGAAGAAGATCCTCAGTTCGCAGCATCATACACTAAACCAAATAAAAGTATCGAAGAGTGCTGCAAGTACATCTTTCAAGAGGTTGAAAAGGGCAAAAAGAAAGGTGAACGCTGCGTAGGTGTTTCAGACGATGAAGTCTTTGGTTTGGCAATTCACTACTATGATGAGGATGACATTGTAGTTGATGGCCCTAAGAACAAGGTGGCGGTTACACAAAGCGCATCGGTCAATGAAGAAACTTCGTCAGAAGAGACTGCTACCGAAGCTAAGCGTAAGACTCGCAAACCCAGAAAACCCAAAGCTGAGGTTGACCCCAACATCCCGGAGCCACTGGATATTCCGATTTTCTAATCATCATTCCGACATCAAATGAAACCAAGAAATAAACTTCAGAGAAAGATTTTGAAACTATCTCAGGGTCTTTCTCCGCTTACCAAATACCAGTACAAGGAGGCTGTAAGAAAAGTTGGTCTGCATATTGCAAAATACAGCTCCAAACGAGGATATGAGTGTTTGGATTGCGGTCATACTTGGACTGGAGCTGAAGCAAAGCGAGTAGTTTGTCCTCATTGTGGTGCAAAACTTAATGTTGATGCTACACGAAAGAGAAATTTCTGTGAGAAAGACTATTTTGCAGTAGTTACAAAATGTCAGGGTTTCCAAGTTGTTCGGATGTTCTTTATGCAGACCAATTTAAGGAAAGGCAGCAAGCCTACTTATTGGATTTGCGAGGCATTTCAACGCTGGCTTACTCCAGATGGAAAGCTCACAATAGTTGGTCGGTCCCGACATTGGATTTCTTATTATTGTGATTGCTGGAATTGGGATAGTGATATGGAAATAAGGAGTGAAGGTCCAGGACACATGGTAACACCTTGGAAAGTTGTCGGCCAATCATCTGTAATTCCTGAAATAAAACGAAATGGATATGCCGGAGATTTTCATCATTGTTCGCCATACACCCTTTTCAAAAGACTCCTTACCGATAACAAGACTGAAACGGCGTGGAAACTTGGTCAATATAATATGGTCGCTTATTCAATGGCTAAATCTTATGAGTTTGAGAAATATTGGCCATCCGCAAAAGTTGCTTTCCGTCACAAATACCATATTTCAAATGCCTCAATTTGGTATGATTTGCTGGATGCTTTAGATTATTGTGGGAAGGATTTGAGAAATCCTAAATTCATCTGTCCCGACAATCTTAAAGAGGCTCATGATTTTTGGATTGCTAAAAAGCGAGCTAAGATAGATGAAGAGAATAGACGAAGAGAGCGTGAAAGACGGATGACACCAGAACAACGCTATCAAGCCAATAGCAAGCATGATGAGGCTCAATATAAGCAAGCCAAATCCAAATTCTTAAATTTGGAATTTGTCGATCAGGAAATTGTTGTTAAGCCTCTTCAATCTGTAAGGGAATTTTTGGATGAAGGTGAGTATATGCACCATTGCGTATTCACTAACAAATATTATTCCAAGAATAATGTGCTTATACTTCACGCTTTGGTTGAGGGCGTATCAATCGCAACTATAGAGTTTTCATTAGAAAATTTCTCAATCGTACAATGTCGAGGAAAGTATAATAAAACCCCAATGAGTTATGAACGAATAACATCACTGGTCAATTCCAATATACCGAAAATAATTTCAAAAACCGCATAACTGCTATGACTGAAGAACTAAAAATCGCTATGATAGCCATCAATAAGTGGATGTTTCATGGCTGGAACTACGAGTCAGTTCCATTGACAATCAAGACCCCTTATGGCACAACCGACACCGTGAATGTGCCACAATTCATTAAAGAGGTCAAGTGGACTTGCAACACCAGTCACATGCTGGAAAAATGGAACAAGGCAACTCGTACCCAAGACCCAGATACATATATGACAAAGTTCTATGCGGAGCTTGATAATAACAACCGTCGGCTCTTACTGGAGTGGGTTATCCAAAACTACAATGGTGAAAGATCTTTATTCTAACGAATATGGAAGTATATAGCGTACAAGTTGAGTATGCAGGTGAACGACCGGGCGAAGACTGGCATGGTCACACACTGTGGTCAACACTTGAAGGTGCAAGGCGTGGCCTGAAAAGCGAGCGTGATAGTATTCTTCATAAAAATACTTGGCTCAACAATGAAAACTGTATAGAAATTGATAAGGAGGATCATTTCTTGGCAGGCGATGACCAGGAGTCCTACGACATTACAATCAGCAAAGAAAAAGTCCATGAATGACAAAATATTAGAGATGTTTTTCGACATCAAACGATGGACGTATGCCATTGATAAAGGTGTTGGAAAACATATCAACAAAGCTCATCTCTACCAGCTCACCAAACCTGAGACCAGAGCAGCGATGTATGCCGCAATCAGGGATGGGAAATATGAAATAGCTCCACCTCATACGGCACAGATACCAAAGGACAACGGAGATTTTCGCACAGTCTATATCAACGAGCCCGTTGACCGTGTATTCCTTAGCATTGCCAACGACCTCTTGTTTGAACTTATGCCTGAGATGATTCATCCAGCTTGCCAGTCCTACCAAAAAGGGATAGGATGTGGTAAGATCGTGAAAGAAATATCTTGGAAAATATGCGAGACCAAGGGCGATGTCATTGGATGGAAATCTGATTTCAGCAAGTATTTCGATTCCGTTCCCATTCGGTTTATTGACGAAGCCTTTGATAAGGTGGAAGCCAAATACGGTCATTCAGCTATCATAGATGTGCTCCGTAAGTATTATCACTCCGACTGGTATTTTGATGCAGACGGCAATCTCCAGAAATCCTATCAATCACTCAAACAAGGCTGTTCGGTAGCCTCTTGGTTAGCCAATGTGGTTATGTTTAGTCTTGATGAACGATTGAGCAAGCTGGATGGCGAATATGTCCGCTATTCTGATGACGCTCTATTTGTCGGTCCTGATTATATGAGAGCAATGGAGATTATGTCTGAAGAAGTTGCTATGCGAGAAATGACACTCAATCCCAAAAAGATAGAGTATCTGACCCACACTCGATGGTTTAAGTTTCTTGGCTTTTCCATTATGGGCGCTTCCATCTCACTCAGCTCAACACGAATTAAGTCCTTTCAGAAAGAGATTGAGGCACGAACAATCCGTGCTAAGAATCTGAGCTTCAATAAAGCCATAAATCAGGTTAATAACTATCTTTATTTCGGGAATGGCGAATATAGCTGGGCCACCCAGGTTCTTCCGGTTATCAATGTGCAAAAGGATGTTCAAATACTTTCCGTGTTTGTAGCGGATTGCTTGCGAGCAGTGATTACCGGCAAAACAAAAGTAGGCGGCCTGGGTTATGTGGCCAACAATCCTGATGGCTGTATTCAACGAGGTATTGGCCGAAACGTGAAAGCTAACCGTATCAAAACCGATAAGACGCTACCCGGCTACTACACTCTGGGATGTATGCAAAATGCACTCCGTACCAGTAAAGAGGTTTACAAGACCTTGGTAGCTAATCTTAATCGGAAATAAGAAATAGATTGAGTGTGCAATGACTGATAGAACGACAATCCTTTCAGTGAAGGATCAACAACCCTACTGTGGGCCAGGAGCTATCGCTTTCCGTGGCCAACAGTATGGCAGGATCCTTCTGACATCGAATATCTAAAGTAACACACGATATTGTCTGACTATCAATTACCGAATATGCGGTCTTATCTGAAGGGTCAATCATTTAATTATACAGAAGATGCCAAGATGGACCAAGTTTCATCATCTCTTGTCAGAGATGCTTTCACTGGTCCATCTGGGATATTCTGTAGAATATCAAACCAATAAAGCAACATATCACTGACATGACAGATAGTATAAGCCAAGTATATGGCAGCGACCTGAGAGAATGATAAATTTAGCTGGGCTTCATTAAGCTGCCGCTGTAGGCCATACCTACCCTCCAGCGGCAGCCATAAAGCCCTTGCATCGAATGATTAAAGATATATACCATATCATCTTCAGCAGCTTAGTAATGCGACATTATGGTTCAAGAAAACAAAATTTAGTCATCCAGATTGTAATATGACTCAGGTTGCACCGGCGTTTCATTCCTTATCAGTCAATTACGCCGGTTTCACCTGAGTCATCCGTCTGGATTTCATCAGCACAATAAAGAAACGCATCACTGTTTTTGAGAGCCAGACCACCTTAGCACAAAGGAATTTTATCAAGATTGGCAAATTTAATAGAGCTGGATTTAATCCTGGATCTGAATCAACACCACCAGGTTAGCTACCTGGCTCAGTCGATTCCGATCCAGTCTATCCAGCTCCTTAATCGATCCGATAAAGAAATGTGTCAAGCCAATGAGATTATAATTTTTTAACTAAAAAATCAAATGCAAAACATCTATTATGAAGTGATAGAGAAAGTTCAGAATGGAGCCAAATTCCAAGTTGACTTTCAGCAACGGAGTCTGAAAATTGATGGCAAATACATCATCAAGAACGGCGAGTATGAGGGTGAATTAGGAATTGAGGTATCTGATACTCCACTTCTAACCATCGCTCAATTATTTCTCCGCTATCAGCATAGTTTGCCTTCGGAAAGAAGTGACAACAAAAGATACAGATACTTCAATCCACTTCCCGAGCATGAGCTTTCTGATAACGATATACTTTATGGCGAACCACGAGAAACTGCTCAAATCAAATTAGAACTTTATGTTCTGATAATGATTTTGAACGGCTCTCTTAAATGGGATGAATTTGCCAAGGACAAATGGTTCTGGCAATGCCCCTCAGCAAAAGAACTCATTATCCTCAAAGAATGGGTTGAACCTAAAAAAGAAAATAAATAACAAACACAAATATAAATCATTATGGCAAAATTTAACGTACAGTGCCCTAAGTGTGGCGCAAACATCAAGATCAATGCACCCGAAGTCGTAGCAGTAGTTGCTCCCATCTCAGCAATCCCAGTAGTCGCTGCTTTCCCGGCCAAGAAACTCAATGCCGCAGAAGCCAAAATCGAAGCTCTCCGCAGTGCCGATGTCAACGTCGAAAACCTCTTCTCTATTCGTAGCACAAACGGTGCTTACGAAGTCGGCCGCTTCTCTGAAGGTCAATTTTCAGTCGTTTCTGACAATGACCCTATCTTTGCCGCTATCAAGGCCAGTCGCACAATTCCTGACCGTCGCTTGTTCCGTCGTTGGATTATGGCTCAGGTCTTTCACATGCTGTCCGAAAAGGACTGTAAGACCGGCAATCCCATCGGTTTCACTGCTGCTCTTCGCCGCAAGGGTTACAAGTATCAGTGGAAAATGGTAGTTGAAGAACTCCGCGTTCAGGCTAAGCTCTTCAACGATGACCCTGAGAACTATGCAGAGCGCAATCGCTGGTTCAACAGAAGCGTGGTTATCCAGATGGCTAACGACTACATCAAGCTCGTCAAGAACATCGTAGGCACTATCCGTATTCGCCACTGCAAAGGCGTTCCTTATGTTCGTCTTGACGGCACTGACATCTTTGTTGATGACCTTCAGACAAGGGTGTATGCTTCGCTTGAAAAGCTGGTGAAATCAATAAAGAATACCCGCAATCCCGGCGCACTTCATAAAGCCACCGTAAACTTCTATCAGGCTGTAAAAAACACCTATCTGTTCTTTGATATGGAACAGTCCAAGGCTTTCAAAGACGCTTATAAGGGTGCCGGCGCTTTCTTCACATTGAAGAACCTCATTCTCTTCCATGATTGTGTGTTCCCCAAAATGGATCAGGAGGCTTCAATCGCTTATCTCAACTATCTGGTAAATGACAAGGATTTTGAGGGCTACAAGCTCTTCGGAGTTCTGAAAGACTTTCTGATCACCAATCATATCGACATCGAGGCCAAGCAGAGAGAATGGCAAAAATAAAACTTCAAACACCAAAAAGATGGAAAGCGATTTTATATTAAAGGCTACTGATAAGGAAGCTAAAGCCTTATTTGATAGCCAACTCGCAACTGTCAAACTGATGTCATTTATGGGCGACAAAGAATTATATCCAACTATGGATTATAATAGCAATGTCGTTCATAAATGGGAAGTTAAACTCCGTCATCGAGAAGATATTGGAGAACTCAGAGGCACTTATTCTTACGCAAAGTTAATGAATATTCTAAAATCAAATCCCAATGGATGAATATACACGAAAACGTGTGATCCGAAAAATCCGTGAAGCCCACAATCTCTGCAAAATCCAGTCCATCACTTTCTTTCGTGATGGGTCTGGAGTAGAGTTTATTTATACCGACCCAGTTGGCGATCATGGTCTGCCTTGTTTAATGTCATCTTCACTCAATATTGAAGATGCAATGGAGGCTATATCTGGTATGCGCCTCAAAATAGGTGATATTCCAACCACCTTAAAAATTGAAAAATAATGGATAAGATTTTCAAAATCATCAGAATATCTGAGGATGGCATTCAGACTATGATACCGAAGTATTTTCAAAACTCTTATGGTGTATTAGAAAATGCTGTAACATTCAATATGCAGTTGCATCGAATTTCAAACATTTTAGATCCTATGCTAAGATTGCAGTATCGAAATGGGATAGCCATACCTGTTGGTCTTAATCCAAGAGAAAGAGCCTATGTTTCTTTTGGAACCGACATCTACTGTATTTCTGAAGTTTTTGAAAATGAAAAACCAAATTTTTCATTACTCTTTCAAGCAGCAAGTTTAGTAAACTAAAATAATAAATAAACAATGAGCGACAACACAAATACCCTTTTTAACGGGAAAGAGGTCTGGTGGTCAGATCCCGAAAACAAGACTTCAGGTGCTTACAAAGTGCTTGAAATCAAAAGAAATCCTGATGACCCGGATGAAGGTCTCTATGATGACACCATCGTTCTCATCAGCAATGGCGTTTCCGAAGCAGAGGTTGAAGCCTGGGAGCTTCAAGACCTCGGACTCCGTAGAAAGCGCATTGAGGAATTTGTCAATCGTATCACAGCAATAGCCGAAGATGATGACTGGAGTGTTCACAATCACAGTGAGAACTACGATAAGGTAGATCTCTATCTTTCCAAGTATTCCAATGCCGACCAGGATTTCGGTTTCTATGTCGAATGTGAGACAGGAGATGCAGATGAGTTTATCAATGCCGTTGAAGGGTACTATAACAGTTATGATCCCTATGAAGAAGCGGCTCTGTGGATAGACCCGGACGGTCATGGTAAAAACGGCGCACCTGATGACCTGAAAGACCTCATAGCCGACATGGAGGAATGTAAGGGCAATGTTAAGGGCCTGATTGACCTCCTGAGACAAGAACTGAAGGGAATAAAAATAGTTAAGCAGACCTATCATTCCCAGTATTCAGAGCGTGTGTATAATATTCGCACTGAGGTCATCGAAAGCATTTTCTATACTATCAAAGACATCTGTGAACAAACCCAAACTTGTTCAATTCTTTGGGATGACATCACTGGTCACGAAAACCCCGACATCTGTTATGAGAAAGACTCCGGCCCATCATCAGTATTGCCGGACACCATAGGTCTGACTGATGATGACAAGGGGTTCTACATCACTTTCGCTTCATACTGCGATGCACCATCATCCAATGACGGAGAAAACATCTATACAGAGACTCTGATTGATATTTTGGAGTATCTGGAAAATTATCGTTCCACTCTTTAACTAAATTCGACATGGCAGCTAAAAAGGGCACTACCAAATCAACTTCTGAAACCCGTCCTGAAGATTACATACCACAGAAAGGCAATAAAGCCACTCTCACTCTCGCCGACTTCTCAGATGACAACCTTTTTGGAGAACTGAGACGGCGTGGTTATCATGGCACGTTGCAATATTCTAAAACCATAAATGTATGAATCAAAGTAGCGCTGGAGAGGCGTATCATGAGAATCTGACAATTCGACTGAAAGAATGTTGTAAGGAGTGCCCTTTTACTACAAGCAATCGCCCTTGCAAAAAGTCTAAGACCAACTGTTGTTTCTACAATATGACAATAGCAGAATATGTAGTAACGACATATTCTGAGAAAGTGCT